CCATCTCTTCTTTGAATCGGTCAGTAATGAATCGGGCGTGCTCTTGGTTGCGTGCGTCTGTAAGTTGCTCGCTAAGGAAGCCCTGAGCTTGTTCAGGTACCTCCCCGCGGAGCTGGTCGAGGTCTTCCAAGCTGTAGTTGGGATCCCATTCGAACTCACTCTCGGTAGCCATGCGGGATACCGCACCGGTCACAGAGTCAAGCTCACGACTTGCTTTGAACGAGTCAACGAACCCCATGGTAGGTTCCGCTTCAGGGACCTGGAGTTCAGACTGCGAGAAGTCGACGTGGTCAAAAGGATTTGACATTGGATGTCCTCGTTAGGTTATGCGCTTACTCATCGATAGAGGGCATGTCGCTTTGACTACCCTTACGTTTCCGCTTGCGCTTGATTTTACCGCTTGCCTTACCGACAGCGTCGATGGCGTCACGATGTGCTTTCACTTGGGCAGATGATTCCATACCTACCATGTTGCCGCCCATACGGGGGCGTGTTGCTCTTGCCTGTTCCTTCAGACGGTCCAGGTTCACCTGGTCTGCATCCGGCAGCAGGCTGGTCATATAGCCACTGCGTAGAGACACACGGTCGATGGTGATTGGCTGACCTACCTGGTCATAAACGCCATAGCCTGTATCAGAGTCACGTGCAATCAACACTTCCCGATTGTTCGGGTCAGGCTGGAAGTAGTAACCAACAGACTCGTACTGTGTACCCTTGAGTTTCTCCTTCAGGCCATCCGAGGCCCAGTTAACCATCTTCTGGTAATCCTCAGGGAATGGGTAGCCATTCTGAGGCAGCAGGTCAGCAAGGTCCGTACCGGGCCGTATGACCGTCTTGTAGTTTGCATCTACATACTCTTCAGCTCTAGTCATCGCAGCATCCACACTCGACATGCCACCGGACATTGCCAGGTGGTTAATCGCGTAGTCAGTTACAATGCGCTTGATCTCTACCGCGTTGGTAGCATCCTTGTTGAGGCCCCACCAGGGCGCGTGTGCGCCAGCAACGAGCTCGTCCTCGATGCGTTGTTCATTGGTGCGTCGGTTCCTTCCGAAGAACTCATTCATCTGCTGCCGGCCTTCAACCGTATCCAGCTCGTTGAGGCGAGTGGCTGCGACTGTCGGTGACATACCAGCTTCGTTAACAGCCCAGTCGAACATATCGAACTGCTGCTGCTTTGACTTGTCGATGTTGGCCCGGGCGTAGTCAGGGAACTCAGACTTGTACTGGTCGTAGTTTGACTTGGCCGTTAGCCAGCCCTCAAGGTTGCTGGGTGAAGCGTTATTGATTTGCGTGAACGCAGGCTTAAAGGGGATGCCCTGGGTTGCACGCATCTGCATGTGAGTGGTTACCGCATCCTGTACAGCAATGGCGTCATTGGCTTTCATCGCGTCGGTGAATGACTTGGTGAAGTCCTCGTCCATTGCCTCGGTTACCTTGGCGTCCGTGATGTCCGGGTTGATGGACATGGCCACATGCAGGCTTTCGTTTGCTACTGATGCGCGGATGAGTGATTTCATCTCGGCGTCGGCTTGCATCTTCTCAACCTTCTCCAGGAGCGTGTGACCTTTATCAGCCTGCCACAAACCATTCTCCACGCCACCAACAGACATTACGTTGGCAGCTTCGTAGTCACCACTATCAATGGCGGCATCGATCGAGCGTAGCTCTCGCAGCTTGGCCATCTGGTTTACCTTACCAGTCTTGGTCTTGAGCGAGGTATTAACTTGTTTCTGAGCGTCGAAGATACGCTTCTGCCAACCAGTACGGCTGGCCAGGGGAGTCATCTTCTTATCCGGGTTGTCGACGTCAAGCGTCTCGAACTCGAACACGCCCATGTCATCAGCAGACGTTCCGAAGATATCGGTACGGCCATGACTGATAGCCAGTTCGCGGAGTGACTCGAAAGCCATCTCGTCGACCTGACCTAAAGGAATGCCCACGACCCGGGCGTGATCATAGAATGACCGCACGGTATCATGAACGTCTTGAGGCGACCCACCGGCAGACATGCCAGAGTTAAGGGTACCACGAAGGGACATGTTGAAATCATCAAGGGCTGTCAGGCGTGAGGCAGTGTAGTTATCCTCAGCGTGCCGGCCGCGGAGTTCCGCTTCCTTCTTGACCATATGATCCATGTAGCCTTGGATGAAGTAATCATCGTCGGCACCTTCCAGGGACGAACCCATGAAGGTCTGCATGAACTTATTGAACTGACCAGGAGTCGGCAAGCCTTCGGCAGAGAGTTCGTTGTAGGCTTCTTCAAGCTTCAGACCATCTTCGATGGACCGGGCCAAGCCGTGCTGGAACATAAAGCCCTGGCGATAGGGTTCAGTCTGAGCGCCGGCAGCTGTCTCAATGTCATTCAAGATGACATCAGTAGCAGCCAAACGATCACGCTGTCCACGCCGGTAGTCTTCCTTACCCTGCTTCTGTAGCTGGCCAGCAGCCATCCTTGAGAGCGCATCGGTCAACCCACCCAGACCCTGCTGGATGTTGGTGATATCCTGGTCAACACGAGGTGTGTACGAACGCTGAGGCACAGGCATCCGGGTAGGACGCGCAGGCGTGACCAGGTTCGCTGAGTTGTCTGTGCTCTGAACTTGAACACGACCACCTGCGGACGTTGATTCTTTGCGAGGCATTACGCCCTCCTGTTACTTGATGTGGCCAGTCGAGATACCAATTTGCAGCATACTCATGGCGGAAGATGCGACAGCGGAAAGCGGGCTCGGGGCCAGCTTCTCTGCACGCGGCATGTTGATTTGCAGTCCAGCCTGAACCGCATTGATGTCACGGTTGTACTGGTCCTTTGTAGCTTTCAGGTTGTAGAGTTCGACGCCTCGACCCTCTGCCTCGTGCTGGAATGTTTCCAACAGTTGGCGGGAGACGGAAGCGCCCGCCACACCAGCTTCACCAGCGGCCGTAATAATACGGGCACGCTCGATGGCAGCTTGGCGTGAGATGCGGGACATCTTCAAGGCAGTAGCATTCTCCTGCTCTACCTTACCAGCGATGAGTCCTTCAACCTGTGTTTCAACAGCAGCCTTGTGTAGCTCGCCATCGTGTGCAGCCTTCTCTTTAGCTTTCTTGTCGGCCTTCTTGGCGCCAGCAAAGCCAAGCCCGGAAGACAGCGCTTGTGCGCCTAATGCGGCACCAAGCATAATAACAGGTGCGACCATTATCCTCTCCTACCAGCTTTCAGGTTGTAGTTACCAGCAAACTCCGCGCTTACAACTGCGCTCGGCATGTGGCTGTCGTTTGTGATGTCGATAGTTACTCGACTTGAGTTTGCAGCTATAGGAAATTTGAAGGTTCCAGTGCTGATGTTCGGTGTACCAATGACCAGGTCCAAAGCTCCAAGCTTCTTACCACTGAAGATGTACTCATAGGTCGGTGCACCAGTCCGTGGGACAACCTGAGCTTTCAGGTAACCAGTGTTCGAGTACCTCAATGACATCGTACGGATCGTAAGGTTGGCATCCAGTACCGGCGTGCCGGACTCTGGGTTGTTACCCTCACGAACGAAGATCTCACTGAACCGATAGCGCTTCGTGTACTTCATTCCAAGATAGTACTTGTTACCTGAGCCTCCATCCATCCAGTTACCGGACGCCACAAGTACATTTTGCAGAGTCGGATGGGTCGTAGCGTTCGGCACCAGGGCGCCATATGAAGATGTGAAGTCTCCGGACTTTACTATGTTGACCGGCGTGCCACTCTTAAGGAAGTATGACATAACGAACCAGGTCTCATCAGCACCGGCATCATAAGACACCGGGGCTACCTTCAGGCGGTAATCGAGGTGACAAGTGAATCCCAGGTCCAGCAGGGAGTCATCGTCATTCAGGTCAATCTTGATCAGGTCACAGCCACCATTAGAGTAGTTGCTATCAATGATCAAGTAAAGTGTGGATCCAACCACATCGAGACTGCGGATGATAAAGTCATCTTCCAGGTCCCAGTATGACCAAGAGGCTTGTACCTTCTCCTCTCCCATATAGAAGTACTTGTACACGTAGATGCGATTCTGCGCACCTGTGGTCAACGCAAAGATCGTGTCATCGTTCTCAGCATGTACCATCTTGATAACACCGGCAGGGATGTAGTTCGGGCAGTGAGCCGTGATATCGTCTGCAGTGTTCGACACCTCATTGTCACCCGCAACATAGTACTCACGGATGGTAGAGAACAGTGTGTTCTCTGAGGGGAAGAAGACGGACTTACCAGCCTGCAGCGGGGAGGCCACAGAGTTCGCTGAGTAGTGAGTCGCGATGTCAGCCGCTGCCGTCTTAGGCGTGAGCAGCTGTCCTTGGTCGGTACCGATGATGAACTGAGCGCTGTCCGTAAAGAGGACCAGCTGACGATTCATTGGCACCGCAAAGTTGATAATGGATTCCCGCATGTCAACCGCACGTACGTCAATGCGATCGTTATCCAGGATGTCGGTAGCAGTCTGTGCATACCAGTTGGTGTAGTCAGGGCCAGCCTGTGACAGGTTGATGTACTCACCAGCAACCACACCGAGGCGGTTACGATAGTGGAACACATCATTGATGGCACGGCCGATGAAGTTCGGTACAGGCAGCGACGTTGCGTCACCAGCTTGGCGCGTGTCCCAGGTCTCAGAGTTGAACTGGAAGATACTCGTACCAGTCTTCGTGATCTTATGGGGCAGCGTATTCTGATCGAATGCAGAGTTCGTGGTTGGGAAAGGACATTCCTTCCACACACCCAGGGCGGCATTCCATTTCACATAGTAGCCAGTCAGGAACACAGTGTCGTCACCGACGATCTTGTGCACGTCGTTGTTGGCAGGTGCACCAGGCAGTGACGCCCAGTCCTGTACTTCACCGATGTAATTACCAGGAGCGACAGCCACACCATTGGCCGTGACGATCTCACGGTTGGCGATGTACGTCACGTCCTCAACAGAGGTAGTCGCGAAGTCAGTTACCGGGTCCGTGCAGTTCAAGTAGGCCACACCAACAGGTGTGTTCACGACAGCTTTGGTACCATCGTCGATACGATACATTTCAGGTGTAGCGTTATCCTTCAACACCAGGATCCAGTGGTCGTCACCGTCACGGATAACAGACGTGTGGATGTCTCCCATCTTACTGGACGAGAGGTGATCAACGTGCTGCAGCGGTGGACGCTTGATGAGACCTTCAGCCAGCGATGAGTGGCAGTTAATCTGTAGCTCTGCCTGAGACGCCCGGCGCAGACTCGGGGGCTGCTGACTGATGCCATTAAGCAGGCTAGGGATGGGGCGGCTCAGCAAAGGCATTACATGATCCTCCGTCGGTGGATTCGGCCAAGGCCTTTATAGGGGTTTGAGAAGATGTTGAGGCCAGCGTTCTTCAGGTCCTGCCGTTTGGCTTCGACCTTTGCGTCAGACTCGTCGTCAGCTGTCAGCTGTGAGTTCGTTACGTCACCCATCTGCTGCTCAGAGAACTTACGTGCAGCCCGGACGGCGATGTACTGGCGAATCCACTGAGGCAGTTCCTCGAATGTGAATTCCCACTTAACGTTTACTTTGACAGCCGCATCGAACGTGAAGCTCTGGGCGTAGCGATTGTACAGCTTGCCCTTACGCATGACGTAGTCGTCAGTCTTGTAGCTACTCTCGACCGAGATCATATCTGCAGTCAAGTTGATGTTGCCACTGACATCAGGGGCCATCGAGTAATCGTAGTCACGATTGAAGTTCCATTCCTTACCCTGGATCTCGCGCGAAGTCGACAGCAGCTGAGACTGGGCGCCGGTCACAAAGATGTCACCAGTTGCGCCGAGAAGGGTGGATACGGGAGACTCACCGATGTTGCGAAGTGCCATGTTGACCGCTTCAAGTTCGTCAATACCAGCCATGATGGCCTCCGTTCAGTTATTTGAGGTGTACAATAATAATGTACGTGAGCTATCACATACATGAGATAATTTGGTACCCAGAGCTGGGTAGGAAAAAATGAAGGCACCCGAAGGTGCCCTCATGGTTTGGTTAGACGCTGAGGATCACGAGGTCCAGGTCGGACAGGACACCAGCAGCTGATGCGACTACAATCTGGAGCAGAGTGTTGACGCCGGTGTTAGCATAAACTGCACCACCATCGGAGGTGATTGCACTAACACATTCGACATACAGAGTGCCATCAGGCGACTCATCAACAGTCAGGGACGCAGAGTCCCAGGTACCAGCTGCGAAGATTGCAAAGGCGCCACCGCGCGGCAGTACCAGGTCGGTCGTACCATTAATGGATACACCGGCCGGCAACGATACCAGCTGCTCGAAAGAGCCAGACACTGCAACAGCAGTCACAGTTGCGATTAGGGAAGTAGAACCACCCACACTCGACACAGTTACCCGCAGGTAGTTGCCGAACACATTGCTGACGCGAGCGATGAAGCCCAGGCCAGAAGTCCAGGAAGCACCAGGAACAGCAATGTAGTTCGTGCCGTCGACTGAGCTTTCCAGGATCATGGTTGCAGTATCCCAAACCGAAGCGTCATCGAGATACACGTCCACGACACTCGCATTCCCAGGCAGGCTGTGAGCCGAGCTGGAGCTGTTAGTGGTAATGGCCGCGAACGTTTCGTTCGATTGAGTTGACATTAAATTGTTTCCTTAAAGTTGAGAGAGATAAGTAATTGCGTTATGGAGCTTGATGATCGAGTCATCGAGTTGACCCAAAGCAATGTTGCATCTTGAACACAGTAGGCCCCGGACCTCACCTGTATGGTGATCGTGGTCCACAACCAGTTTGCTATGTTTGAATGACGCGTGCTCAAGGTCATCTTCATGAACCTTGCAGACTGCGCAAGTGTGGCTTGACTCTTCTTTGAGTTCTCTCAGTCTCACGACTGTGATGCCGTACCGTCTGGCTTGTTCACCTTCTGCTTGGCACTTCGCACACTCGGTGCGGTGCTTGTTGTTATCTTTGCGGAAGTTGAATTTAGCTAGGGGTAGGTCCTTCTTACACTTACGACAAGTCTGCATGTCCATTATCCTTACGCGCTCAGGAGTTCAACAGCACTCTCGGGTCGCAAAATTCCATGACCTAGTGCATACTTAGCGACAATCAGGGTACCCTGACGACGCATGTCGTACTCCATCTCAACAGCCAGGTCAAGCAGCTTAACCGTACCGATGGCACTCTTGTGCAGAGCAACCATAACAGTGTTGGAGAAGTCGCCCTGGTAGGCAGACGGACCCGAAGCGATGTTGGTGCTCGGGATGTGGTTGGACTTGACGATTTCTACGCCGGCAACCTTAAGTACGGTACCGTCAGCGTAGACGCCCGCGCCGCCCCAGTCACGGTTAATGACGTTGGTGGTCTGAGCAACGATGTAATACTGAGCCGGACGCATCACAACAACACGCTCGTTCTCAGGGATATCCTTCTCGTCGAAGTTCTCGGCAACCGCGAAGATGCCGGCAGCGATGGTGGAACCAGTCGTGGCATAGCCAGCGTTGGTCAACTGCAGGCCACCATTGGCGCCAGTTACAGTTGCGCTCGCACGAGCAGCCAGGGCAGCAACCTGCAGGCTGTTCTTGTCGAACTGGTAGGACAGAGCACGACCGCTCTGCTTCGAGTACTCAGCACGGTACTCATAGTGGTTCTTGGCTTCGTCGATCAGCGGGATGAAGACGTCGGAGATCAACAGGTCATCGATCGTGATCACACGCTCGGCAACGTTGCTGGTCTGGCCAACGATCTCGGCACCAGGAGTGTGGTACGAAGCATTAACTTTCCAGGTCGCAGGGAACTGGGCGGACTTACCGGACTGAATGTTCCGAATCATCTGGAGGCGTTCCATCACGTTGACTTCGTCAAACGCGGTCAGAACTTCACCACCGAACACTTTCAGGAAGAGGGCGTCAGTTACGCCGGCACCATTGGTTTGGCCAATCCGAAGGGGAGTAGCTGCAGACATTATCTTGTCCTTATTATAGTTTAAAGTAGAGGGTTAACTTACGTCCCATACTTCACTCTGATTCTCAGGTGTCCAATCGGGAACCCCTCGGGGCTCAACCTGCATTGGGCTGGTGCACATTGTTCTGTTTCCTGCAGGCAAAAAAAGGGAGGCCCCGAAGGACCTCCCAAACTTTCTTTGACACAACAGGAGGGAGCATGAGGAGACACGCTTTATTTTTGAGTTGCGTTTTGTCTCCTTAAGTCCATACATTCCAAGTCATTGATTTACCAGAATGTGACGTGCTCCAATCTCCGTGCTACTTGATCACGATACGCCGGGTCCGTGGAGTACCGAGGGTCAGCCATGGCTGCTGTCATTTCCTTCGCGCTTGCGAAAGGTGCCACGTTGCCACTCTGCTTGTCACCGTCACCGGTCTGCAGGTTCGGCTGCTTGCCCACTTTTGCTTCGTACATGGACTTCAGGCCAGCTACAGCCAGGTCGACGCTGTTCTGATTGGTTCCCATCAGGGCCTCATCATAGGCGTTCACCTGTGCCTCGCTCATATTCTCCTGAGCCCAGGCCATCATGTCCGTATACGCTTGTTCCCCGCCCACCGAGTTGTGTACCCGGGTAATGAGCTGCTGGGCCAGGGCCTGCTGACCGGCAATGTAGCTATCAACTTCACCCTTCGTCCATCCATCTTTCTCAGCTGCAGCGTACGTTTCCGGCGACAGTGTACCATTCTCAACGAACTCGGACTCAAGGTCACCGAGTCTGAAGTGGCTGGTCGATTTGTCATCCGTATCATCGCTGTCCGTAGCATCATCCGCCTCGCCTTCCTCGTCCGCGTCATCCGACGATTGGCCCATGTGAGCTTCAAGCTCCTTGTGGCCCTTGGCCAGGGCTTGCATCGCCTCGTCGACGGTGCCGTTACGGTACTTCTCGGGAATCCAGTCAGGGTACTCGACCGAACCCGCGTCGTCTTGATTGCTCGTCGCATCGTTATTACTCCCATCCGCATCTCCGTCCGCATTCGGCGAAACGTGTACGGTCTTCCCATCGGCCCGGTCCAGGGACGCACGGAGTGCCGCTACGTCCTGTCCAGGGAACTGCTGAGCCAGCTGCTCATCGGTGATGGTGCTGAGGTCCAGCTCAGTGTTCTCGTTCTCTGCCATGTGTGCTCCTAGTTCTGACGATAGACAGTGCCGTCTTCGGTCACATAGTGCTGACCGGCGACAGGCGTTGTGGGTTTCTGCGCGACCTTCTCAGGTTTCACAGGGGTTTTCTTGCGGACCACCTTTGTTTCGGGGGTCTTGTGTACAGGGATTGCACTTGCCATGGTTACTCCTGAGGTTGCTGCTTGGCAGCTTGAGCGTTGGCAATGGCTTGCGCCTCTTGCTGTGCACGCTGTTGACGGTTCTGTTGGACCTGCTCTTCCGAACGGACCAACCCATTGGGCTCGACATTCATGGCGGCGGCGGACCGCTTACCATACTCATCGACGATAATGTACTCGGCGGCGACTTCAGGCCCGAAGGTCTGAGCTACATCACCCACGAATACGCGCAGACGCTGGTGTTCAGCGGCACGACCAAGGGCTTCCAGGCCAGTGATGATCTTCGGCTTGATCTCCGCGGGCAGCTTAGGCAACTTGCCTTGGGCAGCCAGGCGATTCAGCCGATAGGTTACCAGCGGCAACTGGAGTTCTTCACCCAGGACAGAGTAAATGCCACCCAAGGCATCTTCAAGTTCCTGTGCCATGAACCGTACTTCCTCAGCGGTAACCCGCTCGGCATTACGTTGGACACTGCTGTTCATCAGGAAGGCATACGCCAGGTCCTGCTTCAGGTCGTTCGATTTCTCCAGGGCTACCCGGAGGTCAGCGAACTTGTTGACCTGTACAGAGCTGATGTCCTGCTCACGGCCGTTAACAAAGTCGCCATTATCAGACTCATTCAGGTCCTTGGCTTCAGTCACACCGTTGGGGTCCACAAGGAACCGTACGATAGCTGAGGCAGCAGCACCTTCAGTGATTGCCTGAGACAGGGCATCGAGCGCACTCAGGTCACCATACAGCTCTTCAATGAGGCCACGGCCATAAGACTCGCCGTCGATCGCAGTGAATCGCAAAGGGATCCAGGGGTTTGCATCGATAGGGTAGGTGCCTTCAGAGCCGGGGACGATAACGCCCTCGATTTCCTGCATCACTTCCCACTTGTTACCCATACGTTTGACGATGGTGTAGATTGTTACGTCGGTGTCATCCTTGTGACCAGGCGCAGCACCAGCTTCGGCAGCGATCTCTTTGAAGTCAGCACCCAGGGCGCCCCATACGGTGGCGTCAGTGGCGATTATTTCGTAGACATTGCCTTCGGCATCACGCTTCACAACATACCGGGACAGCGGGTACATGCGTACCTTACCTGCCTTGGTGTTGAACAGTAGGACATTGCCGGCCACCACGAGGTGACGGAAGCCCTGATAGAACGACGACCGGGACTTACTGTCCTCAATGTCATCTGTTGCCACCCGTTCGTAAACGGCGAGGCCGTTCTCCAGGTCACCCCTGGTTGGTCCATCCATTTCAGCCAACGTAACCTCGTCAACCTTCATGCGGAAGAATGGGCTGTTCGGTGGGAACAGAGCAAGCAGCATCTTGGCTGCCAGGTTGTTGACCCCGCGAGCACCCGTTGACTGCCATGGTGTCCTGAAGGTTGAGTTGTTATTATGCCCATCTTCGGGAATCAGTGACGGAATCGTCAGCAGTGCGGCCTCTTGGGCGCGGTCGTAGTACGGATCACGATCAGCGACGAGCTTCTCGTACCGGTCTTTCACAGTGTTAGCCATTGATCTCTCGCTCCTTTCTAGCGATGAGGGACTCGATTAGCCCACGCTGTCCGGCCTGCATCATGATGTAGTTGGTGCTGTCATCATGTTTTGGCAGGAAGCGTGGGTTGGTTTCGTCAAGGTAATCAATAAGATCATAGGCAGACATCTGCCCGAGATCACGTGCATGCTTCATTTAGTTCTCCTTAAGTCCATACATTCAGTAACCGTCTTTGAACCAGCCCGGGCCC